TTTCAGTCAAATAATCAGACGCCAAATAGCCACCCAGTTTTAAACTATTGGCAGCGGTGTCATTTTTGCCCAGATAAGTTTGTGCAGCGACAGTTTTTGTCAAGTATAAATTTGCAGCGACAGTTTTTGTCAAGTATAAATTTGCAGCTGCATCAGTGGTAAGGTAATCACTATGAGTGTGATTACCTGCTGCCACCTTATCCGATGTCGTGCCTACGGGCAACCTTGCTATTGCAATCGTGCCTGATTCAATGTCCGCTGCCGTATGTTTATGAGTAGATGATGCTTTGCCGTCAAGTGCGTTTTTGAGAGTGTTGTAATTATAGCACGCATAAGAAGTCCCTAAATTTCTGGTGTAGTTGGCATCGGTTACCATTGAGGTAATGTCGCTACCTGCGTGTGTGTGGCTTGCAGCTGCCTTGCCATTAAGTGCAGCAGTAATTATTTTGTTTTGTACAGGGTTTTCGGAAGTGTCGCTCAAGGCACTATCAATGGTTATTGGCGTGCCACCACCGCCACCGCCTTGTTCAATAGCCGTTATCCTTGTTTCGTGGTCATCAATGGCGGTTTTCATCCCATAAGCCAATGCTGCGGACAATACATAACCTGCCATCGTGGTGTTATCGTAATTATCCCAAGTGTCAAGTCGTATATAACCTTGCTCCGGCTCAGGAGTATATCCGTCAGCAAAGAAGCTAATCATATCGCCCTCAGATGCTACGGGCAAATTGGCTTTTAGGATGTATTGAGGCTCCTCCTCTGTGCCAACATTGACTATGCTCCAATGGGAGAGGAAACTTTTTTCCATTTCGGCTAAATGCACACTTTCATCGTATATGTGCATCATTGCATCGGTAGGTGTACTGCCTGATGATTTTGTTTCAACCTCTACGGGCTTATTGTCAACCTCTTTGATGACCTCGCCACCCGTTCCAATTATTTTGCGTAAGGTCTGGATAGTGGAAGTCCTTTTTTCATCACGCAAAGTAACGGAGTAGGTCGGTATTGTGCCGCTTTCGTCAATGGTAAGTGTATCAATCAATACATATTCATCTCCGACAATAATATCCGTATCGGTAAGATGCATATACATACCCTCGATAATCGTTTGGGGCGATTCCGCCAATTTCTTTGCATCAATTTCTGGGGTATATATCGGTTTTGGTTTTGAAAGATATTCCAATAACTCAATGGCTTTTTCTTCAAGTTTGCTTTCCGCAAGATGAATGTATAATTCGGGCATCACCATATCGGTAATCACGAATCTATCTCCTGCGGCAACGGGATAGATGTTGTTTGGAAAGTGTTGTCCGAGCGAATCGTCCTTGCTGCGTTGCACCACCAAAGTCCAATCATCGGTAGGAGCGTTGTATGCACATTGCTGTACCATAAAATCACGCCCTGCACAATTACCGCTCTTAAAACTGATTGTAGCCAAGCCTTGTGAGGACGAGCCTTGTTTGGATATGTCAAACCCTATCTGCTTGATACGCACCACGAATATCGTATCGAGAGCAATTTCTGCCGATACATCAACCGTTCCTGCGGCCACATTTGCGGTAAGGGTGTAGTTTTGTTCAGTCGTTGCTCTGTTGTATATTACCAATATACGAGGCACTAATTTATATTCCGCATTAGTGGGGATGTAGTGCTTTGTAAAAGCGGTAGTGTCTATCGCTTTTGTGGTGTCGTTGATACTTCCCTCGAAGAGCGTAAGCGATTCATAAACCTTTCCGTTTACCGCCAAATCGAGGAATACATAAGCAGCACTCATAGTAATATTGGAAGTGAGCGTTATAGTGGTATTCGGTGTAATCAACATACGGCTCATTGTGGCGTTAGTCAGCGTTATTATTGCTTCCGGCTCTAATGAAACAAACACCGGCCTATCCGTAGGATTTATTTTTGCAGGTATAGTTCCCGAAACATTTGGACTTGCCTCTGCAATAGGATAGGTATTTTCGTCAAAGTACTTGTTTCCACCCTCGCTGATAATTCCGTTGTCGGATGGATTGGCTGCCGATTTTATTTCATCAACAAAAGTATTGTCTGGATAAATTGTCGTATCAGGCACATAGGCAGTATCTCCCATTGCCGTTTTTGCATCACGGATATTCTTTGCCGTAACCCTTTCAATAGAGGGGTAAATATCCCCGTATTCGTCAGAGTTGAAATAGACTATTTTCGGGATTATGCCGTATTTCGCAATAGTGGCGGCATCGGCTTGTAAATACGCCTTTCGTGCATCCTTTTTGCCGTCAGTCGTACCCCAATAGGCTCTTGGCAGCATAATGTTGGGCAAATACACGCTTTCGGCATTGTGGATTGCAGGGGATAAATTGTTGTAATACCTCGCAATCATATTCCTATCCGAGCCATAGGCATATAGCCTCGTGGCAAACTCATTGCTGCGACTATTCTCCCTTGCTATGACCGTCAGTCCGTTACCCTTGTATGAGAATACGCTTGTGGTATTTTCGGCATCACGAATGTTTGGTCGGCCTATGGTTATTACCTCTTTGCCATTCTCAAAAGTATGCACCCACCCTATGCCTTTCCATTGTTGATATATCTTGTCGAGTGCATCAAGACAAGTACCGTTGCTTACGACAAACTCCTGCACTTCGTGGAGCTTAATGTATAGTTCATCGGTAGGGTCTGTTATCTCCTCAACCCTTATTATCCATTTATTCGGGTAAAGGTCATTCAAACACGCCTGTATTCTATCCGCAATCCCATACACATCTTCAAAGGTGCTTACATCGGGGAGTGTGGAGTAGTGTATGAGGTTGTCATTGAGTACGAGGTCACGAAAAGGAGCAATGGTCAAGTCTTTTGTGGCGGCATGGAGCTGTACATTGCGGTAGACGAAAGATGCCCCGTATTTATTCTTTTCGGCTTGTTTTTTTGGTTGAGGAATGGAATAGAGCCTATAAGTATGGCCGGTACGAGTGTACTCCACATAGTCGCCAATAGCCCAATCAATGGGAGTGGGCGAGGCAATCTCGGCAAACTCGAGATATGAGGGCTTGCCGAATACGCCATTGTATTGTGGCGTACCGGTAAACCTTACAATCGTGCCGTCTGCGGAATATATGCTGTACTTTGCCATTAAATCGCAATTATATCTGTTCCACTAAGTTTCATTCTTGTAATCGGGTCGTTAACCTTAAACTTGACCGTAAATATTGCCCTTGCCCAATCGCTCTTTTTCTTATAACTCCCCTCTTCATATCCTGCATAACGCACCTTTTGTCTGCCAATGCCGGTATAGGCATCGTATATTTTGAACTCCCCATTTTTTACCGCATCAAAGAAACTATCCATTTGCTCCCTCAATACCTGCTCTGCACTCTTCGTTGAGGTTTTGAAGGTTTTGACATAGAACTGCACGCTGAACTCTATCGGCTCATAATGCATAACTGCGTTGTACTCATCATCTCCGCTTTCGTCTTTCCAATCGTTCTTGTATGGCTCTTTCGGGGTGGGGAGTAGGGGATATGGATTGGACTTTGCCACCATACCCCACTCGGTAGCGGTATTCTTTGCTGCCGTTGTGCCTGATTGAATCCAAAAGGGCTTATAGTCTGCTATGTAGGGAGCGTATGCCATTACTACAAATTTAAATTTTATGTTTCGGTTGTGTTGAATATTTATTCAACATTATTGAAGTGCTTAACTCATTGCCAC